TAAATTCAATATATTTCGGAAATGGATATTATGGAATCAGAGAAGCATGCCAAGGATATTTAGGTGTGCAACCAGAGAAAATGGATTTAGCACAAGCATCAATGTTAGCAGGAATACCAAATGCACCAAGTGTATATTCACCAAAATCAAACAAAACGCTATGTAAACAAAGACAAAAAAAGGTTTTAGGAGAAATGGTAAAATGGGGTGACCTAACAAAAGAAGTAGCAGATGCTGTAGACCAAAGTTTTATAGACAAAATATAAATTAGGAGACACATATATGAACATTGGAATAGATATAGACGGAGTATTAACAAACATAGAATCTTGGCAGAATGAATCAGCAGCAAAATATATGTATGAGAAATACAATAAAGGTATAATAAATGCTTCAGGATATGATACAAGCGAAATATATGGTGTAACAAAAGAGCAAGATCAAAAATGGTGGTTTGAATCATATGAAGAATATATGAAAGAACCAGCAAGAAAATATGCAAGTGAAGTAATAAATAAATTATCAGAAGAAGGTAATAAAATATATATAATAACAGCCAGATGCATTGAAAAAGAATTCACTAAAATGACTGATGAAATAATAAATAACGAACAGTCTACAGTTGACTTCGAGCACTACTATATGAATCGTGTGCAGCTGTTGGCAAACATCATCGACCCGAATATGCTCTATGCAGAGTGGGCTCGTGCAACTGGTAAGACGGAGGGCGTTATCGTTCCCCGACTTATTCGTGTAACGAATGATATGCCTGGTGAGCTTTCGTTCCTTGTGCATAAGACTTACGTTGCGCTGATGACGAACGTCTGGCCTAACATTCAGGCTTCGTTCTCTCGACCTGTCATCGTAGGTGGTAAGCAGCGAGCAATGTTAGAGTATGGTATCGATTATGTGGTAGGCGAAGCAAAGCTACCCTCACACTTCCGTCGACCACGCTACCCTATTGCCTACGCTAAGCACTCGGTCATCTTTCGCAATGGTGCGCATCTACAGTTAGTATCTTCTGATCAGCCCGAGAGTGTCGCTGGTCGTAATGCCGTCCACGCTTTCGTCGAGGAGATGAAGCACAATAGTGGTGAAAAACTAAAGTCGCGACTCTTCCCTTCTCTTCGTGGTGGTTCTGCTGACATTCGTCGCTCTGCCTACTATGAAGGTGTGACGGGTGTGAGTGATACGGCACGTGTCGACCTTGGTGAAGATGATTGGTTCGAAGAGTACGAGAATAAGATGGACCGACAACTCATTGAGGAGATAGCCAGTGTCTCGCTTGCTATCAATCAGTCGCTCTATAAGCAATTTATGCTCCAGCAGGAGTTGCGCAACACGAAGAACCCTGTCACAATGGAAAAGATAAGGCTGGAAAATGAACGCCTTAACGCTTTTGTTGCACGCTGGAAACCACGCTTAGCGGATATGCGAAGGAACGCAATCTATTATATTCGTGCTTCATCATTCTGCAACAAAGACATTCTCGGTCCTAAGTTCTTCAAGACCCAGCTTGACACGCTCGATATGGATGAGTTCTTGACGGCTATCTGTGCTATTCGTCACAAGGAGGTAACTAACAAGTTCTTTACGACCTACGACCACGAGCGACACCAGTTTAAAGATAGCTATATCTATGATCAGATTTTGAAATTGAACCTCAAAGACCACTTCACACTGACCGCTCGCTATCTTCGCCACTATGATAAGCGTGAACCGCTCTACATTGGTTACGACCCTGGTAACTTCCAATCGCTCATCGTCGGACAGAAGAAAGACTATGGTAGTCGCTTTGACATCATAAAGGAGTTTTGGGCATATATCCCCGACGACCAGCAGAACCTTGCACAGCAGGTGTATTCTTTCTTTGGTACTGATGCCGTGAATAAAGTTATACATCTCTATCCTGACCGTGCAGGTAACAAGACACGTGAGGAATTAGAGCAGATAACTACTGACTCACTAACAATGAAGGCAGCCTTAGAGAGTTACGGCTTCTCGGTTATCCTTTACAACGACGGTGCACCCACCATCTATCACTGGCAGCAGTTCCGCCTTTGTCAGTTGCTCTTTGGTGAAAAGCTCCCTTTACTTCCGAAGGTGAGAATTGATGAGAACGAATGTCCTAACCTTTGCAGTGCTATTCTTATCAGTCCGTTGAAGAAAACCAACGGCAAAATAGAACTTGACAAGGCTTCAGAGAAAAAGGAGGAACTGAAACGACGACCAGGGTTAACAACACAGTTACCGAGTGCACTGATTTACCTTTTATACGGTCTTTATTCTGACCTTATCAAAAAGGAATTAAGCAGTTATCCTGATGATTTGCCCGAAAATCTTGCTATTTAAGGGCTAATAATGTAGCGGATATAATATAATAAGTGTCTGAAAATAGGCAATAATAAGGGTTATTTACATAGGTCAAAATCTTATTTTATTGTGTTTCAGTGGTTTACGTTTTGAAAATCAAAATTAAAAATAAACAAACGGCGGAAATCACCACGCACCGCTGACTTTGGGTATTGAGGTGCAACCTCTCAAAAGTTGGGAAATATGACAGTAAGGGGCAAAATCGTCCTTTGTTCCTACAGCGATTTTAAGTAATTTCGCAAGTAATGGAGAAGACGATTGAGATGAACGGCATCGATGCAATGCAATGGGCAAGAGAGATAAGTAAAGTACCACAAGGTGACTTCACTATCTGCTTCTTTCCCTACTCTCGCTCACAGGGTATGGCAGGCGAGCAGATGGTAGTCAAGGAACATTGCAAGTACCGCACACAACTACCAGATGAATGCTTTAACGTCGACTCCGAGAACTTCTTTCTTTTCGAGGACAAAGACGGAAATCCTAAGATGTGTTATCGCATACTCATCAGGTATATGGGATTTCCTCAAGACGGATATAAACTACATAAGATAAATTGGTTATGACAGATAGTATTGAGTTGCATGGCAACGCTGGTCTCTATGTGATGGATGGCAATACGTTCTCCTTCCAGATTGGAGAAGGAAACGAGCTATCGACAAGTCCAGGACTACTCGTACCACAGGGTAGGCAGGCTTACCTACACGAACACCAGTGGTTGAGTGTTAACGGATATCAGGTGTGTATGCGTGGCGTGAACAACGCACTATGCGAAGAGGTTACAATGGAGATTAAGCAGAACCGTCTGCTGCCTCGCTTGTATAGCAAGGAGATAAAGATGCTGTATGGTAACGGACCTTGCGCTTATATACAGACAGTAGAGAATGGTAAGCTTCGACGTGAATACACTGCACTTCCTGCATGGGATGAATGGTTGAATAGCTGGCAGGAGCGTGGCATGGAAACATCTGCGCAGGAGTTCGCCAAGACTTGCATCAAGAACTACTACTGGTTCGGTGACTTCTTCTGTAAGTGGAGGTTCTCACGTGGTAAGCGTATCGGTATGTTACCAGTGGCAGGACTTGAACCCTTAGAGAATAAGCACTGTCGTCTTGCCACTACTCGTAAGGATGTAGCCTATGATCAGATTAATTACGTTGACTTCAATAACATAGCTGTAGGACGCTGGACATACGGCATGGGAAACTACAAGATATATCCGAAGTTCGCATTGTCAGAAGTTGACAACTATCTATTCGCTGCCGTGTCACACCACCGTGAGAAATCAGTTGACGAATTCTATGGTGTGAACGAGACTCACCAGGGCGCACGCCCATATATTCAAGGCAGCAATAAGACAGCATCTTATATTAACTCTTTCCTTCGTAATTCACTCGCGGCGAAAATACACATCATCATACCAAATGCATGGGTATCAAGTAAGCGAAATCAGTTGATGAAATTGTGCGAGGAGAATAAACTTAGAAAATCGAAGGACCAAGAACTTGTTATGTATAATGGTATCTATCTTGGCACAGAATATCGTGAGTCGCTACTTGTGGAATATATGCGATTGGAGCTTCGCAAAATAGGCGACTATCTAAGTGGCGCCGATAATCAAGGTAAGGCCTACTCTTCTATTTCGTTTATGGACAGTTCTGGTAACGAACAACAATGGAAAATTGAAACTATCGACCTCAAGTATAAGGAATATATCGAAGCTCTTATCTCTTACGACAAGAGAGCCGAAGAAGCCTTGTTATCAAGCGTCGGTTTGGATGCCTCTATCACAGCAGTTGGTAAGGATGGTGTTATCAGCAAGTCAGGTTCTGACGCTTACTACAACTACCTTATATATATAATGTCGCTTACACCAGAAGATGAAATATGCGCAGAACCGTTTAATCTCGCTCTCCGATTGAATTTCCCTAATCTCTATAAGCAAGGGTATCGTATAGGCTTCTATCGTGAGGTTCCACAGCGCCAGGAAGATGTTGCACCGAAAGACAGACTAAATCAGCAGCAGGCATGAAGAATATATTAGTAGATATTTTCAAGGATTTTGGCACATTCAGCAAGTACGCACCTGGTGTCGAAACGAATATGGACCTGAACGACTTACTTTCGTCAGGCCTTACTGCTCGTAAACGTGTTGAAACTATCATCACCGCAGATGTGTTCAATGCCATCATCAGTAATTCTGATGAAGCACTCATTGAACCCTTGCGTTCTGCTGTGGCGAACATGACAATGGCCTCGCAGTTAATATTCGACAGCATTAATCGCAGAAAGAACCAGATAGACGTCTATAAGTACGAGATAGAGGGGATGAAACGTGCGTATATGGACAATTACTACAATGCGATGGATTCTGTCATCCAACGCTTGATGTCTACCGAGGTTATGAGCGAAAACACCGCATCACCTGCTGCTTTGTGGCGAAAATCACGATATTACAAGATTATAGACAGTTGTAAGATAAAGACTACCGAAGCGTTCGACTCCATCTATCCAATAGACCTCTCTTACTTCTTCTTCTTCCGTATTCTCCCATTACAGAAGGAAACACTTGACGAACGACTGTCTGTTTACTATGACAGACTCACAGATGATAATCGTGAGCGCGTAGACCCAATACTGACTCTTGCACTACTCAAGAAGACCGTGGCAAAGTCGCTTCGTCGTTTCGATATCTTAGAATTTCCACCTACCATTCGAAATCTCTTCGATGAAAGTCATGCTTCACGCTCTGGCAAGGATGAACACGATGCAGCACTCGCTCTTGCTGATCGCCTTGACCTCGAAGCCGAAGAACTCATCTCAAATGCTGACACCCTACTCGCTACAGATGCATCAGTGGACTTCTGCTCTAATTCAGCATACAATAATCCTGATGATAATATTATAATGTTGCCATGATGAAGGATATTGAACTAATATATAAAGGTGAGACTCATAGCATTCCTAACCGTTGGGAAGCTATGAACTATCGTCAGTATATCCGCCTTGTAGGCGACTTCCTTCGTATGGCGGCAGGAGAATTATCCGCTGGAGAGGTTCGGGTTAACTGGTTGTGTGATATTATGGGTTGGGATAAGCGCAAGTTACATTCTGAGGAACAGATTGCTAACCTCATAGCTATCTCCGAACAGCTCACGTTCATGTTTCAAATTAACTATCCTGATAACAACGCTGTGTTAGATGGAGTAAGTGAAGAAACCTATGAGTTATGCCGTCGTATTGACCCTTACCGCTTGAACATACCGCTTGCACGTGTATTGCGTAGACTCAACTATCAGTATGTAATCGATCTCTGTTTCTGTGCGCAGCTCATCCCTTCTATTCAGATTGGTGAGCATTCTTATCCTGGTTATCGAATTGAGACAGGCTTCGGAATGCTTACCTGCTCGCTTACTGCCCTTCAGTACATCGAAGCGCAGGAACTCATCGAACGAGGGAGTAAATCGCTGCCCCTGCTCGCTGCCATTCTCTACTATCCAGAGAAAGAGTACCATTCTGAACGTGCACACGAATTAGCTAAGGAGTTTGCTAAACTTCCACTTGAAACGCTTACGGCTATATCGTTTAATTTTCAGGCATTTAACAATTATTTGTTTAGCAAAACTTCATTCTCTCTCTTATCTAAGTTTGTGTATAAACCCAAGCAGCCTATCACTACCGATGCCTCTGATGCGCTCTACGACCTCTCCAAGGAGGGTCTTGGTAATGCGACGCAGATAGAACAGATGAACATACTTACTTATCTGAAAGTGCTGCGTAAGAAGACTATCGATGCGGTTAAGGATATGAAAGGCTTTGGTTGGGATAAAGCAAAAATAAGTGAAGAAGTAGGACTCCCTATCTCTGTAATTGATAAAATATTATGATTAAATAACATTTCCGTTATTATCTCTTCCCAATTTTTTCCAATT